ATGAAGAAGCACGCGGCGGGGATGGAGGCGATCGTGGACCGGCACTCCCAGACGCGCGCCGCACTCGAGCAAGCGCGCACGAACTGCATGCGCCTGGGCGGCGCGATTGCGGCCGGGGCAGCGGCGCGGGCGGCGGAAGGAACGGGCAGTGGTGAGGGCGATGAGGCCGAGCCGCTGGCGCCTGACGCTGAGGCAGGCGAACCGCCGGCGCGGGATCGGCCGGAGCCGAGGCAATCGGCGCTCGGGCAATCGGCGCTCGGTCAACCGCCGATGCCGGCAATGCCGGCGGGTGCGACGAGCATCGAGGAGAGGGCGGACGCCCACGGCCTCTGGCCCGATCTCCTCGCGAGCTGGGACATTCGCGGACGCGACGAGCAGAAGCCGCCGGCAGGCGACTGGCGGACCTGGCTGCTGATCGGCGGACGCGGCTCCGGCAAGACGCGGGCCGGCGCCGAATGGGTGCATGGGCTCGCAAGCAGCAGCGAACGCTCCGAGCTGCGCATCGCGCTCGTCGCCGAAACCTTGGGCGATGCCCGTGAGGTGATGATCGACGGCGTTTCCGGCATCTGCCGGATCGCGCGAAACAGGCGACCGGAATTCGAGATATCGCGGCGCAGGCTGATCTGGCCGAACGGCGCGGTGGCGCAGATCTTTTCCTCCGAGGACCCGGAGAGCCTGCGCGGACCGCAATTCCACTATGCCTGGTGCGACGAGCTCGCCAAATGGAAACACGGCGAGGAGACCTTCGACATGCTGCAGTTCGGCCTGCGGCTCGGAGCCGCGCCGCGCCAGCTGGTGACGACGACGCCGAGGCCGGTGCCGCTGCTGAAGAGGCTGATGGTTGACCCGGCGACGGCGCTGACGCGGATCAGTACGCTGGAGAACAGGAAGAACCTGGCGCCCGGCTTCTTCGATGCGCTCTCGACCCGCTACGGCGGCACGCGGCTGGGGCGACAGGAACTCGACGGCGAGCTGATCGAGGACCGCGAGGACGGGCTCTGGAAGCGCGAGGCAATCGAGGCGGCGACGATCCGCTTCACCGGCGCGCTGCGGCGCGTCGTGGTGGCGGTCGATCCGCCGGCAACGGCCGGTCCGAAATCCTGCTGCGGCATCGTCGTGGCGGGGATCGAGGCCTCGGGCCGCGGCGTGGTGCTGGCGGACTGCTCGGTCGAGGGGGCAAGCCCTGCCGGCTGGGCGGGCGCTGTCGCCAAGGCCTACCGGCGCTTCGCCGCCGACCGGATCGTCGCCGAGATCAACCAGGGCGGCGACATGGTGAGCGCGATGCTGCGAAGCATCGACGCCGACCTTCCGGTAACGACGGTGAGGGCGACGAGGGGGAAATTCCTGCGGGCGGAACCCGTGGCGGCACTCTACGAGCAGGGACGGGTGGCCCATGCGGGCCGCTTCGCCGCGCTCGAGGACCAGATGTGCGATTTCGGCCCCGAAGGGCTGACATCAGGCCGTTCGCCCGACCGGCTGGATGCGCTGGTCTGGGCGTTGACGGCATTGATGCTGGACGTGAATTCGGAACCAAGAGTGAGGGGCGTATGAGGCCGCCCCGCCCTGCCTGGGGCCTTATTGCTGCTTGGGCTGCGGCGTCTGCGGGCGAGGGGCGCCCTGGGGGGTGGGGCGCACCTGGCGCCATTCATTTTCGAGGCGATCCAAAACAGGCTGGGGGATCGTTGGGGTCTGCATACGGTCCTCTCTTTGCTTGGTGGCTAACTTGGCGACTTGCTAGCGAGGGGATGCTTCCACACCGTAAATGAATTGTAAATCATCGGGTTAAACACTTTAAACGATTAAATTCGTTTAAAACGATTAACTTCCCGAGGTTTTTTCACGGCAGCGGCAAAAGCCCCCAGATGGGCAGGGGCGGGGAAATCGGGCTGTGGAAAACCTGGCGACTCAGATGCGCCGAGTATGCGGAAGAGAGCAAACGTCCAGTTGATTTTGGTTGTATTTTTATAATGATGCAATCATTGATATAGTGTGCTTAACTCTGCAAGGGCTTTGAAGGGGCCGGGGGCCGATGCGACTTTTCGTTCATCGGTGGCCGTTCGCGCGGGCGGATGATCCGCGCGAACGGATCGATCCGCCGTGCCTGAAGTGGGGGCCCGAGGGAGAAAATCTATGGCAAAAATCAATCGCACATTCTTCTTGTCGCATCTCGACGACACGCTCTACAAGAACGGCCTCAAGCCTTCCCAGGTGAGCGGGCATAACGCGATCCTCGACGAGTGGGAGCGAACCATGGCCGACGAGGACGACCGCTGGCTCGCCTACATGCTGGCGACGGTCTATCACGAGACGGATAGGAAGATTCAGCCGATCGAGGAGAACCTGAACTACAGCGCACAGGGGCTGCTGAACACGTTTCGCGATTATTTCACGCCGACACAGGCGGTCGCCTACGCGCGCCAGCCCGAAAGGATTGCCAACCGTGCCTATGCCAATCGCCTGGGCAACGGCGACGAGTCCAGCGGCGATGGCTGGAAGTTCAGGGGGCGTGGCTTCGTGCAGATCACCGGCCGGACGAACTACAGGAAATACGGGATCGAGAACGATCCGGGGGCGGCCCTCGACCCGGCAAAGGCCACGCATATCCTCTTCGACGGCATGACGCATGGGCGATTCACCGGCAAGAAGCTTGAGGACTATTTCCACGGCGAGGAAGCCGACTGGGTGAACGCCCGGAGGATCATCAACCGGCTCGACCGGGCCGAGGATATAGCGCGCTACGCCAAGGCCTATTATGCGGCGCTGAGCTATACGACGACTGTGCCGGTGCAGGTCCACGCGGTGGTCGCGCAACAGACGGCAGGGGTGGGCGGGCCGTAACGACGCGGCAGCGGCCCCCTGGGCGGCCTTGTCGCGTTGAACTCTTCCCGGCGGCATGATATCGCGCGGCAGGAAATGTCACTGCGTTCCTTCCGCGCCGCCGAGCGCGCGGGCGCAGCAGGGAGTTGCCGCGTGATCCGCCATATCGTCTTCTTCACCGTGCCGGACCGTGAAAACCTAGAACGGGTGCGCGCCGGGCTTTCGATCCTGACCGAAATTCCGCATTCGCGGCTCCTGGAAATCGGCACCAACGTCAAGACCGACCAGCTCGGCACCGAGGTGGACCTGGTGGTCTACGGCGAGTTCGACGACGAGGCCGCACTTGCCGCCTACAAGGCGCATCCGAACTACCAGAAGTCCATCGAACTGGTGCGGCCGCTGCGCGAGATGCGCATCGCCGCCGACTATGACACGACGACCGCCGCGCGGGATCCGATCTAGATCCCGATGACCGTGCCGAGGCGCCGGAGCGTGACGGGCCGAGCTGCCCGTCGCGGGCATTGATCTCGAACTGAACAACAGAGGACACAAGAGGATGAAAATCCCTTTTCGTCTGCCGTGGCGCGGCCCGGCGGAGCGCAGACCCGTGCCCGAAGGTAACATGCCCGAACGCAAGGCGGCCGGCGGTTTCGTGAGCCTGACCGCGGACGGGCAGGCCCGGTGGACCGGGCGCTCCTATGCCGCGCTTGCCCGCGAGGGCTTCATGCGCAATCCCGTGGGGCATCGCTGCGTGCGGCTGGTCGCCGAGGCGGCGGCCTGCGTGCCCTGGCTGATCTACGAGGGCGACCGCGAACTGGCCGGGCACCCGCTGGCCGGGCTGATGCGCCAGCCGAACGGGCGGATGGGTGGGCCAGATTTCTTCGAGGCGCTCTATGGCCATCTGCTGCTCTCGGGCAATGCCTATGTCGAGCCGCTCGCGATCGGCGGGGAGCTGCGCGAGCTGCACCTGCTGCGCCCGGACCGGGTGAGCGTCATCGAGGGCCGTGACGGCTGGCCGGAAGCCTATGAATATCGCGTCGGCGGGATGGTGCGGCGTTTCGCGGTGGAAGCCGAAGGAATGACGCTGCTTCACCTGAAGCTCTTCCATCCGCTCGACGATCACCTCGGCTTCCCGCCGCTTGCCGCGGCCCAGGTCGCACTCGACCTGCACAATGCGGCGGCGACCTGGAACAAAGCGCTCCTCGACAATTCTGCCAGGCCATCAGGCGCGCTGGTCTACCAGCCGAAGGAGGGCGGCAATCTTTCCGCCGACCAGTACGAGCGGCTGAAGCACGAGCTCGACGAGGGCTATTCCGGGCCGATGCGCGCGGGACGGCCGCTGCTGCTCGAAGGCGGGCTCGACTGGAAATCGATGGGGCTTTCGCCGAAGGACATGGATTTCGTCGAGGCGAGGAACGGCGCGGCGCGCGACATCGCGCTCGCCTTTGGCGTGCCACCGATGCTGCTCGGCATTCCCGGCGACAATACCTATGCCAACTATCTCGAGGCCAACCGCGCCTTCTATCGCCTGACGGTGCTGCCACTCCTCTCGCGCACCGCTGCGGCGCTGACGGGCTGGCTTTCCGCGGGGCTCGGCGAAGGTCTGCGGCTGGAGCCGGATCTCGACAAGGCGGCGGGGCTCGCGGCCGAACGAAGCGAGCTCTGGACGCGGGTCGGGAACGCCGACTTCCTGACCGACGAGGAGAAGCGGCAGGCCGTGGGCTACTGAGGGCGAGCGAATGGGACGCTCAGGTTTCCCGGACGTCGCGGCCCTTGACCGCCTTCATACCCCTCCAGGGAGAGGTCGCGAGATAGCCGACGATTTCGAGGAGAGCGCCGACGAGGATGAGCTCGATGCCGACGAAGCGCGTTCCAGCCTGCAACTCGTCGGGGGAGACGATCATCTCCTGCCGCTGGGGTGCATAGTCGAGCGGATAGTAGAACTCGTTCAGCAGTTGCGCGCCGATCGCGAGGACGCCGAGGACGACCAGCATGAGGCCGGTCATCATGATCAGGGCCTGCGGCCAGCGCTCCTTCATGCCGGCTCCTCCTGCCTATGAGTTCTTTGGAATATAGCATCGGGCCGCTGCCCGCGCCATGCGGGTAGTCCCAAGGATTTCAAATGCCTGTGGTGGCGGCCGGATTCAATCTCCGAGAGGCTGGACCTGTTTTCGCGGGAAACCGGTGCAAGCGATTCATTTGACTCACGGAACAAGGCCCTCGGGCGAGCAGCGCCAGCGGCAAGGGAAGGGAGGCGTCAACAATGGCTGATTTCACGAACGATGCCGGCTTCTGGGTGACCAGGGCGATCGGGGCGTCTGCGGGCGCGGCCGTGTCGCTGATCTATCTCCTGCCGAAGAGCAGGCGGGAGGCGGCAAGCCGCTTTCTGACCGGGCTCTCCTGCGGGATCATCTTCGGCAGCCCGACCGGAATATGGATGGCCGAGCGGCTGGGGCTCGCCGACACGCTCTCGGTTTCCGAGGTGATGCTGTCCGGCTCTGCCGCGGCAAGCCTCGGCGCCTGGTGGGTGCTCGGCATCCTCTCCCGGCTCGCCAACCGCTATGGCACCCGGCCGGGACGCTAGAGCGTTTCCGTTTTTCTTCGAGTCACGGAAGTGCTCTATCTCCTTGTTTTCACGCAGTTCCGGACGGAAAACCGGTTCCCACTTTTCCTGGAACTGCTCTAGCACCGATCATTCCCGACAATCAGGAGAACAGGACCATGACCGCAGCCGGCACGCTGGCGCGGCGACCCGTCTTTGCGGGCGCCGACACGCGCAAATTCGCCAATCTGGAACTGAGGGGGCTGAGGAGCGACGGAAGCTTTTCCGGCTATGCGAGCCTCTTCGGCGAGGTCGATCTCGGCAAGGACACGATAGAACGCGGCGCCTTCCAGAAATCGCTCGCCGAGCGTGGCGCGACGGGTGTGCGCATGCTTTTCCAGCATGACCCATCCGAGCCGATCGGCGCCTGGAAGGCGATCCGCGAGGACAGTCGCGGGCTCTATGTCGAGGGACTACTGGCACCGGGCGTAGCCCGGGCTCGCGAAGTGCACGACCTGATGAAGAACGGCGCGCTCGACGGGCTTTCGATCGGCTTCCGCACGGTGCGGGCGAAGACGGACGCCAAGACCGGCGTGCGCCGCATCCTGGAGGCGGACCTCTGGGAGATTTCCGTCGTGACCTTTCCGATGCTGCCCTCGGCACGGGTTTCGAACGTGAAGAATGCGCGGTGGTTCCGCGACAAGGAGACCGAGCTTGTCCGCACCATGCGGCGGGCGGCGCGGATGATGATGAAAACCACCTTCAGACAAGGATGATGCGATGACCGAAGCAAGTGCAAAGCCCGCGCCGGAGATCAAGGCCGTGCCGGAGACGATGAACGCCGCCTTCGAGGACTTCATGGAGGCCTTCGAGGCTTTCAAGGACGTCAACGACCGGCGCCTCGGGGAGATCGAGCAGAAGCTTACAGCCGACGTGGTGACGCGCGAGAAGATGGACCGCGTCAACCGGGCCATGGACGAGCAGAAGCGGCTTCTCGACCAGCTGGTGCTGAAGAAGGCCCGCCCGCCGCTCGAACGTTCGCAGGGGCTGACGCTCGACGCCGCCGAACACAAGGCGGCCTTCGAGAGTTATATTCGCCGCGGCGAGGACGCCGGGCTCCGGGAGCTGGAGGCGAAGGCGTTTTCTATCGGATCGAGCCCGGACGGCGGCTACCTCGTGCCGCCGGAGACCGACAACGAGATCGGTCGTCGGCTCTCGGTGGTCTCGCCGATCCGTGCGCTTGCGACGGTGCGGCAGGTCTCGGGCGCAGTGCTGAAGAAGCCGTTCGCCATTGCCGGCATGGCGTCCGGCTGGGTCGCCGAGACTGCGGCACGGCCGCAGACGAACACGCCGCAGCTCGCCGAGCTTTCCTTCCCGACGATGGAGCTCTACGCCATGCCGGCGGCGACGCAGGCGCTGCTCGACGACGCCGCGGTCGATGTCGAGGCCTGGATTTCCGCGGAAGTGGATACGGTCTTTGCCGAGCAGGAGGGAACGGCCTTCGTCGCCGGCGACGGCGTCAACAAGCCGAAGGGTTTCCTTGCCTATACCGCGGTGGCCGACAGTGCCTGGAGCTGGGGCAATCTCGGCTACATCGCGACCGGCAATGCCGGGGCCTTCAAGGCGGCGGGTCCTTCCGACACGCTGGTCGACGCGATCTATGCGCTGAAGGCCGGCCACCGCCAGAACGCCAATTTCGTGATGAACCGCGGCACGCAGCGCGAGATCCGCAAGTTCAAGGACGCAGACGGCAACTATCTGTGGCAGCCGCCGGTAGGCTCAGGGCGGCCGGCCTCGCTGATGGGCTTCCCGGTGGCGGAGGCCGAGGACATGCCGGATATCGGCGCGGGCTCGCTCTCGATCGCCTTCGGCGATTTCCAGGCGGGCTATCTGGTCGTCGACCGGACCGGCGTGCGCATCCTGCGCGATCCCTATTCCGCCAAGCCATACGTGCTGTTCTACACGACCAAGCGTGTCGGCGGCGGGGTTCAGAACTTCGAGGCAATCAAGCTCGTCAAGTTCGCCGCGAACTGAGCCGCAGGGTGCGGGGTGAGGGTTGCCTCCCGCCCCGCATCTTCTCCAGCGCGGCGAGGACCTGACCGGCCGCGGAGCCGGTGAGGGCTTTGGCGAGGGCCATTCCACCAAAGGACAATCCATGACCTATGCATTGATCGTTGCGCCGTCGGCGGAAGCGCTGACGCTCGCCGAGGCGAAGGCGCATCTGCGGCTTGACGGCAGCGAGGAGGATGGGCTCCTCACCGCGCTGATCCGCACCGCGCGTGAACATCTCGAACGCAGTCTCGACCTCTGCCTGATCGCGCAGGGCTGGCGGCACTATCTTGATTCGATACCTGAAGACGGCGTGATTCAGCTTGCGAAGAGCCCGATTCAAGCCATTGAAAGCGTGACGGTTTACGACGGGGCCGGCACGCCACGGCTGCTGTCGCTCGACGGCCACGTGCTGGATGGCGTCACCCGGCCGGCGCGACTTTTCCTGAGGCAAAGAGAGGTTGCGGGCCGGGCAATCAACGGCATCGAGATCGACCTGAGGGCCGGCTTCGGCACGACCGGCGCCGAGGTGCCGGACGTCTTGAAGCGCGCGATGCTGATGCATGTCGCGCAGATGTTCGAACTCCGCGGCGTCCTGGCGGCGGATGCCCAGCCGGCGGCGGATGTTCCCACCGGCTACGAGCGGGCTCGTCGCGCCCTTCCGGATGCGGAGGCTCTGACCATGCGCTCGGTCTTTTTCGATCCCGGCCAGATGACGGCGCGGCTGGAGCTGATGGCACCCGTCGAAACGCCGGACGGGCAGGGAGGCGCGGCGATCGCCTACGAGGTCAAGGCGTCCCTCTGGGCGCGCATCGAACCGGTGAGCGAGATACGTGAGGAACGGGCCGGCTCGGAGATATTCACGCTCACGCACCGGATCTGGCTGCGCTTCCGCACCGACATCCGCGCCGGCATGCAGTTGCGCAAGGGGATGAGGAGTTTTGCGATCCGCGCCTGGCGCGACCCCGACGAGACGGGCCGCTACCTCGTCTGCCTGTGCGAGGAGGAGGGACGATGAGCGCGGCGAACGAACTGCTGAAGGCGATCCACGCGCTGCTTGCAGGTGATGCCGCTTTGTCTGCGCTGGTCGGCCCCGACGGTGTACGCGACCGGCTGGTGAGCGACAGGCGCATGCCCTGCGTCGTCATCGGCGAAGTCGCGAGCAACGACTATTCGACGGCGAGCGAGGCGGGGGAGGAGCATTTCCTGACGCTGGAGGCCTGGTCCGACGGCGGCGGGCGGCGCGAGGCGCAGGAGATCGCGGTGATGGTGCGAACGCTGCTCGACGATGCGGCGCTCGAGCTTGAAGGATACGCGCTCGTCAGCCTGCAACACTGCTCGACGCGGACGCGACGGGAGCCGAAGACGAAGCTCTTCGTGGCTGAGATGCGTTTTCGGGCGGTGACGGAGTGATCGGTTACGGCGATGCCGCGGAGGCGAACAGCGTCGTAGAGTAATCGACCGATCCGGCGGTGGGCGGCGCCGGATCGGTTGAGGTTATCCTGGGACTATCAGCGCGGCGTCAGAGTTTCGAGCTCATTCAAGCGCTTGAGCGCCGCCTGCTGTTGCAGCCAGGCATAGTTGATGCCGCCTGCGTTCAGCGAACTGCCCGTCTGGAACGGATACTGCTCGAAGTCCGCGAAAAACTCCTTGATCTTTCCCTGGATGGGAACCAGCAGCCAGATGTTGCGGGCGAGGAAGTCGATTGCTCCTCCGCCTTCTTCCATCCCCCTTTCATAGGGATCCATGCGCAGGTTCGCGATGAGAGCCCAGCTCGGTACCTCGCGGGTTGCGGTGGCGATGTTTCCGTGGCTGGCGGTCGCGAAGCTCAGCTTCCAGTCGTTCCAGCGGATGGCATTGAGGTTGCCGCCCTGGTCGAAATAGTAGACCACGTCGCGCGGAGGCTGTTCCGCCGAACCCTTGAGGAGATCCGTCAGGTCGTAACCGTCGAGATGAACCTTGAAGGTCTTGCTTCCCGCCTGGAAACCCTGCTTCATCTGGTCCTTCAGATCGGGAACGCCAATCGCCGTTGCAAATGTCGGCATCCAGTCCATGAGCGTTACGGGCTCGTTGATTTGCGTGCCGGGCTTCACGACGCCCGGCCAGCGGACCATCATCGGGATGCGGAAGCCGCCTTCCCAGGTCGTGCCCTTTTCGCCGTGGAACATTGTCTGGGCGCCATCCGGCCAAAGCGCGAGTTCCGCGCCATTGTCGGTCGTGTAGAGCACGATCGTATTGTCGGCGATGCCGAGGTCGTCGAGCTGCTGCAGGAGTTGCCCGACGTGGCCGTCATGCTCGACCATGCCATCGGCATGGATGCCCTTGCCGGTCTTGCCGAGCGAATCCGGTTTCAGGTGAGTGAAAACGTGCATGCGTGTCGAGTTGAACCAGACGAAGAATGGCTTGTCGGCATCGTGCTGTCGCTTGATGAAGTCCTTGGCCGCACCCAGGAACTCCTCGTCGACCGTCTCCATGCGCTTGGTGTTGAGGGCGCCGGTGTCCTCGATCTTGCCGTCGGCATAGGAGTGAATGACCCCACGGGGCCCGTACTTCTTCTTGAACTCGGGATCCTTCGGATAGAAGTAGCCTTCCGGTTCTTCCTCTGCGTTCAAATGATATAGATTGCCGAAGAACTCGTCGAAGCCGTGGTTGGTCGGCAGATGCTCGTCATGGTCGCCCAGATGGTTCTTGCCGAACTGGCCGGTCGCATAACCCTTCGTCTTCATGACGTCGGCGATCGTCGGCATCCAGTCCTGGATGCCATGCGGGTCGCCCGGCATGCCGATCGTGAGCAGCCCGGTGCGGAACGGCTCCTGGCCGAGGATGAAGGAGGCGCGGCCGGCCGTGCAGCTCTGCTGACCGTAGGAGTCCGTGAAGATTGCACCCTCCGCCGCGATCCGGTCGATGTTCGGCGTGCGGTAGCCCATGAGCCCCATGGTGTAGGCGCTGATCTGCGGGATGCCGATGTCGTCGCCGAAGATGACGAGGATATTCGGTGGCTTGCCTGCGCCGCTGCTATCGCTCGGTGCGGCTTGTTGCGTTTGCGCCCTCGCGCCTTCCACTGATGAGGCAACCGCGAGGGCAGTGATGGCGAGTGAACTGCCGCCAAGAAGTATATCGCGCCGGCTTAGCGGAATGCCCGCATCTTTGGGGTTGTCGCGTTCGACGTCAGTCATCGCATGTTCCTTCCCGAGATTTGTAACCTTGCGGGGGAAGGCTGCGCGTAAATTATAGGCTTCGGAAGTACGCAACCGTAAATGCGGGAGCCTGCACGGTATCGGCGCGGGTATTCAGGAAGCGAAATAGCCGGGCCGATCGAGATCGGTGATGAGGTCCGGCTGCTCCGGCTGCCAGCCGAGCTTCTCTCTCGTCCATGCACTGGACGTCGGATTGTGGAGCGCTGCGAAATGGGCGAACCAGCCGAAATGGTCAGCGGCGTCTTCGGGAGGTTTCGCGGCGACCGGCACGCCGAGCTGCCGGCCGATGACCTCGGCGATATCCCGGAGCGGCACGCCCTCTTCGGCGACCGCGTGATAGCGTGCGCCAGCGGTGCCCTTCTCGAGCGCCAGCCTGAAGAGACGGGCGGCATCGAGCCGGTGGACGGAGGGCCAGAGGTTGCGCCCGTCGCCAGGATAGGCGGAAATACCCTTTTCACGCGCGATGCCGATGAGGAGGGGGACGAAACCGTGATCGCCATCGCCATGGACGCTGGGAGGCAGGCGTACGAGAGAGACAGCAACACGCCGCGCGGCAACAGAGGCTGCGGCCTCTTCCGAGGCAACGCGCGGGATCGACGTGGACGCAGTCGCGGGCGTATCCGCCTCGGTCGCAAGGCGGCTGGACGAAAGCTGCCCGGATGCAAGGAGACCTGTGCCTGACGTGATGATCAGGGGGCGGTCGGAGCCGGCAAGTGCCGAGCCGAGGGTTTCGATTACGGTCCTGTCGGTTTCGCAGTTTTGCTTGAACTTCGAAAAGTCGTGGTTGAAGGCGGTGTGGATGACGCCGTCGCAGGTTCGTGCGCCCTCGGCAATGCCTTCCGGATCCTCGAGCGAAGCGCGGTGGACGTCGGCGCCTGCCGCGGCAACGGACGCGGCGGAAGCATCAGAGCGGGCAAGGCCGAGGACGCTGTGGCCCGCTTCGATCAATTCCCGGACAATGGCGGAGCCGACGAAGCCGCTCGCGCCGGTAACGAAAACACGCATGAGAAATTCCCCGAATTCAGATGAAGGACTTGACGAGGGTCACTATCGGGGCGCTAATTATCCGGGTAAAGTAGTGACCTTATACAGGTATAATTGCTAACAGGACGCGCATGGCGGTCACCGACGACAACCTGCTTGGAACATTCCTGAGGGATCGTCGCACGAAGCTCGATCCGGCGACGTTCGGCTTCTCCCTGAAACGCCGGCGAACGGCCGGGCTGCGGCGCGAGGAAGTGGCGCAGCGCGCCAATGTGAGCGCGACCTGGTATACCTGGCTGGAGCAGGGGCGCGGTGGCGCCCCCTCGGCCGATGTGCTCGACCGCATCGCCCGGGCGCTGATGCTGACCGATATCGAACGCGAGCATCTTTTCCTGCTCGGCCTCGGCCGGCCCCCCGAAGTGCGCTACCACGCGGCAGAGGGCGTAACGCCGCGCCTGCAGCATGTTCTCGACGCGCTGGAACTCAGCCCGGCTTTCATCAAGACACCGACCTGGGATGTCGTGGCCTGGAACCGTGCCGCCGCGGCTGTGCTGACCGACTACGGGACCTTGCCGCCCGACCAACGCAATATATTGCGGCTCATCTTCTGCGATCCGCGCATTCGCGCCAGGCAGGTCGATTGGGAGAGCGTCGCCCGCTTCGTGGTGGCGGCATTCCGTGCGGACGTGGCCCGCGCCGGGGCTGCGGAAAACGTGCGGGCCTTCGTCGACGAGCTCTGCGGCTTGAGCCCGGAATTTGCAGCGATGTGGCGTGAAAACGATGTCGTGGCCTATGGCGAGGGCACGAAACATATGCATCACCCGGTTGCCGGGCTGATCGCACTGGAATTTTCGGCCTTCATCGTCGACGGCCGGCCCGATCTCGGCATGGTCGTCTACAATCCGGCGACGCCGGAGGATGCAGAGGTGGTGAGGTCGTTGATCAAGGCGCGGAACTCGGCGTCCTGATTACCAAGAAGCAGCGCGAGCGTGGCAGGATCAGGCGCTCGCTTCGGCAGAAGTTGCCGGCTCGACAGACGCCTTGCGTACCAGCAAAGCCAGCATCAGCACGAAGACCAGCGAGCATGCGACGAGGGCAAGGCAGGCGGCGATCGCCATGCCGGTGCCCGCGCGGTCGAGGATCGCGGTGAAAGCGACCGGCGCGATGGCATTGGCAAGGTTCTGCGGCAGCGAAAGACGGGCCGACTGCAGGCCGTATTCCTGGGGCGAGAAGATCGCCAGCGGGAGCAGCGCGCGCGCGACGGTCATGACGCCGGAGCCGAAACCGTAAAGCGCGATGAAGGCGACGAGCATCGGCGCCGACGGAGCGACTGCAAGCATCAGAAAGAAGCTGATCAACATCAGGCCGACGCCCATGACGGCGCTCAGCACCGGGTTGCCGCGCTTGCCGAGCAGCATATCGAGGAAGCGTGCCGAGATGCCGAGGACGCCGCGCAGCGATGCGAGCTGCAGCGCGAAAGCCGGCGACGCGCCGGACTGGCGCAGGATCTCGAGGAGCGAGGGCGACAGGCCGAAGGTCACGAAGGTCGAGATCGTCGTCGCAGCCGCGATGAGCGCGAAGGCATAGCGCCGCTGCGAGGCGCTGAGCGCGATGGGCGGCGGCTCGCCGGTCCCGTTGACCGTGGAGACGACGATCGGCTTCGGCAGGGCGAAGAGATGAAGCGGCAGGCAGATGAAGAACTGCAGGCCGGCGCAGACGAGGAAGGTGAGGCGCCAGCCGACGCTCGCCTCCAGCAGGCTGAGGATTGGCCAGAAGATGGCGCTCGAAAGCCCGGTGAAGAGCATCAGGATGGCGATGACGCGTTTGCCGTTTACGCCCTCGCGCTCGACGACAGCGGTATAGGCCGGAGCCGAGAGGCCAAGGGCGCCGCCGAGGCCGATGACGCACCAGGCAAGCGCATAGAGCACGATCCCGTTTGCCGCTGAAAGCAAGACAAGGCCGAGTGCGAAGATAACGGAGGAGGCGGCAAGGACACGGGCGGCGCCGAAGCGTCCGAGCCACCGTCCCGTCGCCGGACCGGCGAGCGCGCTCACGATCATCATCACCGTCAATCCCGCAAAGGCGATCTCGTTCGAGAGGCCGAGATCCGGCGCGATGATGCGGCCCATGACGCCAAGCATGTCGAAGCTGGTGCCCCAGCCGATGAGCTGGGTGACGGCAAGGACGGCGACCGTCCGGGCGGTGCGGATGGAAATGGTCTTGGGCATCGGGGCTGGAATCGCGGCGAGAGAAGCGGGGCGGAACGGACATAGCACGCCGATCGCGGACGAGGAATTGCGACTATTCGCATGGGCGATCGATAGGAAGCTGTATGGCGCCTTCAGGCCGTTGCAAGATGGCATGGGCCGAAGTCCTAGCGCGGTGCCCCATCCTGCCGTCATTCCGGCCTTGGGCCGGAATCCAGTCGGCGAACATCTGCGAGCCGAAAGGTGACTCTCTGGGGGAGTCTTGTGCGCCGCCGACGCGCCGCCGCTGGACCCCGGATCTAGTCCGGGGTGACGGGACGAGGCAGCGCGGTCCTGTGATATCGGACTTTGCAGACAACCTGTGGGCGCCGCACGGTGCCTCAGACTGATGACAAAGCAGTCAACGCGATTGATTGCTTAGTGAGCGGCAAGATACCCACCCCCGTCATACCGGCTTCGTGCCGGTATCCAGCGCGATCAAGTCCTTGATCGCGAAAGACTCATTCGCCGCGCAGACACGCGGCTCGCTGGATCCGGCTCAGGGCCGGAATGACGGAGAATCAAGGTGTGCCGAGCCACAAGAGGTTTGTCAGCAGCGTGGGGCGCCGCATGGCGCCGTTTTCAATGAAAGGGTAAGCATATGGTGGCGCAGAAGGGTAAGGATCTCCTGCTGAAGGTGCATAACGGAACGGCCTACGAGACGGTGGCGGGGCTGCGTTCGAAGCGGCTTGCCTTCAATGCCGAGACGGTGAACGTCACGGATGCAGAAAGCGCCGGGCGCTGGCGCGAGCTGCTGGGCGGGGCGGGCGTGCAGCGGGCGTCGGTTTCGGGCACCGGCATATTCAAGGATGCGGCAACCGACGCGCTGGTGCGTGCCGCCTTCTTCAATGGGGCGATCCTCGATTGGCAGATCGTCATTCCCGGCTTCGGAACGGTAAGCGGTCCCTTCCAGGCAACCGCACTCGAATATTCCGGCCAGCACGACGGCGAGGTGACGTTCGAGCTGGCGCTGGAATCGGCGGGTGCGCTGAACTTCGGGGCGCTGTGATGGCGCGGCCCGTGACCGGGGCGAGGGCAAACCGCCACAGGGGCGAGGTGGATGCGGTGATCGACGGCGAGCGCCGCATCCTTTGCCTCACACTGGGCGCGCTTGCCGAACTGGAGAGCGCATTTGCGACCGACAATCTCGCCGGGCTCGCCGAACGCTTTTCCGCGGGCAGGCTACGGGCTGTCGATATGATCCGCATTATCGGCGCCGGCCTGCGCGGCGGCGGCAACGTCTATTCCGACGAGGACGTGGCGGGCGCGAGCGTCGAGGGCGGGATCGCCGGTTATGCGGCGCTCGTGCGCGATCTTCTTACCGTGACATTTGCCGGCCCTGGGGTAAGTCCGGGGGCGGGGGACGAGACCTCCCTCCGCCCCCTTTAGCCGCAGCAGGCATCAAGGCCGGCCGACGGGAGCCCTTTCCCTGGGGCCGCGTCATGCATGCCGGGCTCTGTCTGCTGCGGCTCGATCCGCAGACATTCTGGGCGCTGACGCCAGCCGAATTCCACGCGATGACGGGCGGGCTCTCGCCGCGCGCAGCCGCAATCGATCGGACAGGGCTCGACGCCCTGATGCAGCTTCATCCCGACCAAGTGACCTCGTTTCAAAGATGAAGCGCGGCATAGGCAACATCGGAGGGGAACATGGAAGAGGACGAGAACGACCTTGGCACCGCGACGGTGCAGGCGGAGGCGCTGCGGCGCGTGCTCGACGATCTCGACGGGCGCTCGCGCTCCTTCGGCTCGGCACTCACGGGCGCGCTGCGCTCGGCAACGGCAGGCGGCAAGGGGCTGGAGGACGTGCTGAAGAGCCTCGGCAACCGGCTGACCGACATCGCATTGACGGCGGGCCTGCGTCCGCTCGGGAACGCGCTGGGCAACGCCGCCTCGGGGCTGACCGACGGGTTCGGCAAGCTCTTTGCCTTTGCCGATGGCGGCGTCGTATCGGCGCCAACCTATTTCCCGATGGGCGGAAATACGGGGCTGATGGGGGAGGCGGGCAGCGAGGCGATCCTGCCGCTGAAGCGCGGTGCCGACGGCGCGCTCGGCGTTGCCGCGGCAAGCGGCGCGCCGACGCAGATCATCTTCAACGTGACGGCGACCGATGCCTCGAGCTTCCAGAAGAGCGAGGCGCAGATCTCCACCATGCTGGCACGCACCGCGATGCGCGGCCGGCGCAACCTGTGAGCTCGCGATGACTGGATTTCACGAGGTACGCTTTCCGCTGCGGCTGTCGCTCGCGACGAGCGGCGGCCCGGTGAGGCGGACGGATATCGTCAATCTCTCCAACGGTCGCGAAAGCCGCAACAGCCGCTGGCGCGACGCACGCCGCAGCTACGATGCCGGATCGGGCGTCCGCTCGATCGCCGATCTCTACGAGGTGCTTGAATTCTTCGAGGCGCGGCGCGGCGAACTCTACGGCTTCCGTTTCCGCGATCCCTTCGACTGGAAGTCGGGGCGGCCGGAAGCGCCGGTGACGGTGATGGACCAGGCCATTGGCACCGGCGACGGCGAAGCCGCCGCCTTCGCGCTGGCCAAGACCTATGGCGACGCGGCCGCGGGCAGCACGCGGCGCATCTCGAAGCCGGTCGCGGGGACGGTGGTCGTCGCGATCAACGGGGCGATGGTTCCATCATCTGATTTCACCTGCGACGCTGCAACCGGCATCGTTACCTTTGCCGCCGGCGCGATCCCCGCCGAGGGCATGGCGGTGACCGCGGGCTTCGAATTCGACGTGCCCGTGCGCTTCGGGACGGGGCGCATCGAGGTCAATCTCGCGTCCTTCAATGCGGGGCGCATCCCTTCCATTCCGCTTCTGGAGATATTGCCATGAGGACGATCGATCCGGCACTCGAGGCGCATCTTGCGGGGGACGCGACAACCGTATGCCATGCCTGGCGGGTGACGCGGCGCGACGGGCGCGTGCTCGGCTTTAGCGAACACGATCGCGATCTTTCCTTCGCGGGCACGCAGTTCCAGGCAGCAAGCGGTTTTTCCGCGAGCGAGACTGAGGAACAGACCGGCCTGCCGGCCGCCTCGAGCGAGGTGGCGGGTGGCTTTGCGAGCGAGGCGATCACCGAAGACGATTTGAGCCGCGGCCGTTACGACGGGGCGAGGGTGGAAGTCTTTCTCGTCAACTGGGCCGATCCTGCGCAGCATCTTCTGCTCAGGGTTCAGGAGATCGGAGAAGTCACGCGCGATGCCGGGCAGTTCCGCGCAGAGCTCAGGAGCTTCGCGCACCGTCTCGGCCAGCCGCAGGGGCGGATCTACAACCGGCGCTGTGACGCCGTGCTTGGCGACGGCCGTTGTGGTGTCGACCTGACGCAAGGGCAGTACCTTACGGAAGCTCACGTAGCGTCAGCTGTCGACGCGACGCGGCTGGTGCTTTCAGGTGCGACGGGTTTCGGCGAAGGTTTCTTCCGGCATGGCTTTCTTACTTTCCTGACCGGCCCGAATACAGGCGAGCGGGCGGACATCGACGCCCATGCCGATGCTGACGGGCGAACGGAGATCACGCTATGGCTCCCCTTGGCCAGGCCACCGGATGAAGGCGACCGCGTGCTTCTGACGGCGGGTTGCGACAAGGCCTTTTCCACCTGCCGGGCCAAGTTCGGCAACGGGCTCAATTTTCAGGGCTTTCCGCATATGCCCGGATCGGACTTCGCTTATTCCTATGCCGACGGCGAAACCGTGCATGACGGGAGGCCGCTCTTCCCATGAACGATATTCGCCAAGATGTGCTGGCCGCTGCCGAAGGATGGATCGGAACGCCCTACCGGCATCAGGGTTCGACCAAGGGCGTCGGCTGCGATTGCCTGGGCCTGGTGCGCGGCGTTTGGCGTGAGATCTACGGCCATGAACCGGAACTGCCGCCGCCCTATGCGCCCGACTGGGCGGAGCGGGGCGGCCGGGACCGGCTGATGGTGGCGGCGCTTCGTCACTTCGGGCCGCCGATCGCCATCGACGAGGCTGATGCGGGCGATCTCCTGCTCTTCCGCTGGCGGCCGGACCATGCCGCCAAGCATGCGGGCATACTCTGCGGGCAGGAGCATTTCATCCATGCCTATGAGCAAGCGGCCGTAGTCCGCTCGGCACTGGTGCCATCCTGGCGACGGCGGATCGCTGGCGTGTTCCGGTTTCCGGCGCGTCCGGAGGTTCCGACGATCGCAGACGGCCCCGTCTGACAAAGGAAGACGTCTCTAGAGCAATGAAGCGAGGCGCTGAAAACTCCCATAGAGGTATCCATGGCAACTCTTCTCTTGCAGGCGGCGGGCGCGGCGCTGGGCGGCGTCTTCGGGCCTGTCGGTGCGATCATCGGGCGCGCGGCGGGCGCGATCGCGGGCAGCATGGTCGACCGCGCGCTGATCGGCGGCGGCTCGACGGTCTCGGGCGCAAGGCTTTCGACGGCGCGTATCCCCGGCGCTGACGAGGGCACGGCTGTCAGCCGGCTTTATGGGACGGCGCGGATCGGCGGCACGCTGATCTGGGCGACGCGTTTCGAGGAGGAGGTGACGGTCGAGCGTTCGGGTAGCAAGGCCGCTTCCGGTCCGCGCGTCGAAAACTTCCGCTACTACGCCAATTTCGCCGTCGGGCTTTGCGAGGGGCAGATCGCAACCGTTCGCCGGGTATGGGCCGACGGCCGCGAGATCGACCTGACGGGTGTCCAGATGCGCGTCCATATAGGCACGGCGACGCAGCTGCCCGATCCGCTGATCGAGGCGAAGCAGGGCGCCGGTATGGCGCCGGCCTATCGCGGCCTTGCCTATGTCGTCTTCGAGCGGTTGCCGCTCGACAGTTTCGGCAACCGCATCCCGCTCCTGCAGTTCGAGGTCGTGCGGCCGATCGGCCGGCTGGAAAAGCAGATCCGTGCGGTGACGCTGATCCCCGGCGCGACCGAGCATGGCTATCGGACGGTTGCCGTGACGGAAAGGACCGGCGAGGGCAGCGGACGCATCATGAACCGTAACAGCCTGCAGGGCGCAACCGACTGGGACGTCTCGATCGACGAGCTGACGGCGATCTGCCCCAATCTCACGAGCGTTGCGCTCGTCGTGTCCTGGTTCGGCACCGATCTGCGAGCCGGCAACTGCCGGATAGTGCCGGGCGTCGAGACGCTGCAGCGCGAGGAGGAGAGCAGCCCCTGGTCTGTCTCCGGCGTGGGACGCGGCGAGGCACATCTCATCAGCAGCAATCAGGGCGGACCGGCCTATGGCGGAACGCCGGACGATGCGAGCGTCGTTTCCGCGATCGCCGATCTCAAGGCGCGCGGGCTGAAGGTCTATCTCTATCCCTTTCTGATGATGGACATTCCGCACGGCAATGTCTTGCCCGATCCACATGCCGGTACCACGCAGGCGGCCTATCCCTGGCGTGGGCGGATCACGTGCTTCCCTGCGGCCGGCCAGAGCGGCACTGTCGACAGGACGGCGGCCGCGAGGACGCAACTGGGGGCCTTTGCAGGGTCGGCGCGGGCAGTCGATTTCGATATCGATGACCAGTCCGTCGCCTATCGCGGCAATGACGAGGGCTACCGCAGGCTCGTGCTGCACTATGCGCTGCTGGCAAAGGCTGCGGGCGGTGTCGACGGTTTCATCATCGGATCGGAGCTTCGCGGTTTAACGCAGGTCCGAGACGAGAGCGGTCGCTTTCCCTTCGTCGCGACGCTAGCCACGCTTGCCGGCGACGTTCGAGCGATCCTCGGCGCAGGAACGAAACTCACCTACGGCGCCGACTGGAGCGAGTATTTCGGCTATCACCCGGCGGATGGCAGCGGCGACGTCTTCTACAATCTCGATCCGCTCTGGGCTTCGCCGGCGATCGACGCCGTCGGCATCGACAACTACATGCCGCTTGCCGACTGGCGCGACGGTGATGTCTCCGAAGCGAATCCCGACGGCTTTGCCATTGCCGACGACGTTGCCGCTATGACGGAGGCAATCACCGCAGGCGAGGGCTATGACTGGTACTATGCAAGCCCTTCCGACCGCGCGGCCCGCAAGCGCAGTCCGATTACGGACGGGCTCGCCGGCAAGCCATGGGTGTTTCGCTACAAGGACATCGAAAGCTGGTGGGCCAATCCGCACCATGAACGGACAGGTGGTGCCGAGCATGCAGCGCCGACCGCATGGGTGCCTCGCGGGAAGCCGATCTGGTTTACCGAACTCGGCTGCCCGGCAATCGACAAGGGCGCCAACCAGCCGAACGTCTTTTCCGACCCGAAATCTTCCGAGAGTGCGGCGCCATACTTCTCCCACCGCACGCGGGCCGACAGCATGCAGCGGCGCTTCCTCGAAGCCCATAACGACAAGTGGAATTCACCGGCTGCGCCGGCCGGCATGGTCGATCCGAACCATGTCTTCATCTGGACCTGGGATGCGCGGCCCTTTCCCGCCTTTCCCGCGAATGCATCGCTCTGGAGCGACGGCACAAACTGGCGCACCGGCCACTGGCTGAACGGCAGGCTCGGTTCTGCGACGCTTGCCGAGGCGATCGCAGCGATCCTGCGCGACCACGGCTTCGAGGATTTCGACGTTTCCGCCGTGACTGGCGACCTGACAGGCTATGTGCAGGCAGACGTCGTCTCGGCGCGCGGGCTGATCGAGCCGCTGCTCGACACCTTTCAGGTGGATGTCATCGAGGACGGCGTTCTGCGGTTTCGGTCACGCGGGCGGGCGAGCCTTCCCGCCACGCCTCTGCCGGTTCTCGCCGACCTCGAGGACGAGCCGCTCTGGCAGGAGACGCGCGGCCACGACAGCGACTTTGCGGCCGAAGCGATCGTCACATTCTACAATCCGGACAATGATTATGAGCAGGCGAGCGCGCGCTCACGCCGCGTCGCGGCCGCAACGAGCCGGGTCCTGCGCCAGGATCTCGCCGCCGTGCTGCCGGAGGAGGCGGCACTTGGCGCCGCCGAAGCGCTGCTGCGCGACAACCGGAGTGCCCGACGCTCCGTGAGATTTGCCACCGGCCCCGGCGAACTGAGGATCCAGGCCGGCGATGTCATCTCACTGCCGGGCGGGCCGGAGGGCCGCTTCCTCGTTTCGCGGATCGAGGACGGTGCGGCCCGGAAGATCGAGGCGCGGGAATTCGTCGCCGAAGCCAGCGGCTTCCAGCCGATGAACGATGGCGGCAAGCAGACCGGCGAGGGTGCCTCGAACCTCTTCGCCCCAGTCGTCCACCTGATGGACCTTCCGCGCTTCGAGGCGGGCGAGGCCGCAAGCTTCGCCCGGGCGGCGCTACTGGCACGGCCGTGGCGCGTGACCGGGCTTTCCTCATCGGCGACGGGCGAGGGATATCGGGCGCGCGCACTGTTCGAACGCCCGGCCAGGATCGGAACCCTGCGGGCGCCGCTTGGGGCAGGGGTAAGTGGCCGCTTCGACCGGTCGCAGACAATCGAGTTCGATCTTGCTTATGGCAGCGTTTCCTCTGCTCCGGCGCTATCGGTGCTGAACGGGGTCAATCGGCTGGCCGTGCGTTGCGACAGCGGCGACTGGGAGATTGCAGCATTCCTGGAGGCCGAGGAGATTGCGGCAAACCGCTGGCGTCTCGGCGGGCTGCTGCGCGGACTTGCCGGAACCGAGGACGCCATGACGGCCGGGGCAAAGCTCGGCGCTCCGATCGTGATGCTCGACGAGGCGGTCAAGCCGCTCGGGCTGACCGCAGAGGAGATGGGGCTAAGGCTGAACTGGATGGCGGAAGCGACCGGCCGCACGCCTTCAAGGGCGGGGCCTTTCGTTTTCGAGGGTGGCGTTCGGGCCGAAACGCCGCTCTCGCCGGTGCATCTGCGCGTGCATCGAAACATGGAGGGAGCCACCGTCCTGACCTGGATACGACGATCCCGCCTCGACGCCGACAACTGGACAGCGGCGGAGATACCGCTCGACGAAGCCGCGGAAGGCTACCTGCTCGAAATCCTCGATGGCGAGACGACCCTGCGGCAGGTGGAGGTCGGCGCGAGCACCTGGATCTATCCGCCCGCCGAGGAGATCGAAGATTTCGGCCTGCCGCAGTCCGAACTGCGCGTCCGGTTGCGGCAAAAGGGCCGCAAGGTGCCGCTCGGCATCGCGGCGCTGGCGACACTTTCAATCTAGAATCACCACAGAAGGAGAAGGCAATGGACGAATCGAAGGACTGGTACCGTTCGAAGACTATTTGGGGTGCACTGCTCGCGGTGGGTGCATCGCTTGTGCAATTCACGGGCGTCGAGGTGAGCCCCGGCGATCAGATGGTGATCGCCGATTCGGCGGTTTCGATCGCGGGCGCCATCGGCGGGTTGCTTGCGGTCTATGGCCGTTTGACTGCGAAAACGGCCATTAACCAGTGAATAACACGATGATGGACGAGTCGAACCGCGCCCCGTCCATCATCGTCATGTTCCTTTCGCAGCCTCTATTGTAGAACCGGCAACAATACTCGGCGGGTACGCCGGAGGGGTGAAAATTACACCCCATTCATTTGCCATTCAGGTCGCATTGAGTAACTATTCGACCAAGTTAGTATAATCGTGAAAGCATGGCACATGGCATTTCCTTCGAGCGTCGCAGCACTGACCGCCCTGTTGGCGGTTTCGGCGCCGCCACATGACGGCTCGTTGACATATGTCGTACGAGTCGGGGGCGATTGCAGCGCCGCTGCCGCGCAGGTGGTGGCGCAAACCGGCGGGCAGCTTCTCTCCGCGCAGCCGGCAGGCGACTCCTGCATCATCACCGTCCTCGTTCAGGGCAACGGCCAGCGGCCGCGCAAAGTGACCGTCAAGGTGCCGATGTAA